GGCGGGGGGGTGGGCCATGGGCCCGGCGTCGTGGTCACTTCTTACTGGACCCGGAACCGGAACGAGCCACGGGGGCTCCCGTGAATTTCGTGTAGGCGGTGGGCTTCACGTTCAGGAACGCGCCATATCCGGCGTATCCCACGAGCTGGCCCAATACGTCCGGCTCTCCCACTTGCATAAGCCCGTCCACGTCCTCATACCATTCCGCGTAACGGGCTGGTCCCTGAATCATGGTGAGGGCCGGGAAATTCTTATCCACCACGAGGTTAAAGCCCATCGGGCTCCCCGCGAATCCGCCGGGGGACATACCCGGGAAAAGCGCGTTCCCCTGGGTATTCATAACCCCGCCCAGATTCCCCCATACGTCCGGGGAAACCCAGAGAGTGTCCGGGAAAGAATTGGTGGCGGTTACGGAACCGGCGGCGGCCGTATAGATGGCGTCATAAATTCCGGCCGCGTCCCACGAGGCAATCGGGGCCGTCTGGGTTACGGACGCCGCGAAATCTTCACACGCCTCATTATCGGTGGAATTGGCGTACACGGCCGCGAAATCTTCAAACACAATCTGGAGAATTCCGGGGCTGGTCCATTTAATGTCCTGCCGCGAGATATTCAGGTGACCCGCGAAAGTGTCCGCCGCTACGGGGAGCTTCCCGATAACCATTTTCTGGGAAGCGGTGAGATCCTTTTCCGCCGCTTGCTTATCGACCAGCACATGCTGGGTAATCACGGGCCGATCGAATTGGCCAGCGGGGAGTGGCCGCCGCTGAATCGAATTGATAAACGGCCGGGTGGCATCAATATCGTTCAGGACCGAACCCACGACGGGCCGGGGAACGATTCCGGGGTTATCGGCCAGCTTTTGGTGGGCGGTGGCGCGGTCCAGCTTTTCCTGGGCCGCCGGGTCCCGGTTCACCATGGCGCGGTGAAGGGTTACCGCGTATTCGCCAATGGTGGGGAAATCCCGGAGTAGGTCATACTCCGGTTCCTTTTCCACGGTTACCCGCGTGGTCTGGGCGGCCGGAACGGAACGGCGCAATTCCGCCACCTTCCCATTCTGGGTTTCCAGCTCTGAATAGTGCTGGATAGCGGAGGTTAGCTCCGTTAGCCGTCCCTTATCGCGGTCCACTTGGGTCTGTTCGGAATCGGTTACGTCCCGGTTTTCATCGGCCGCGCGGTTCACGACGGATTCAATACCGTCCCTGATTTCGTCATATTGCGAATTCAGGCGGTCCAGATATGAGCCCATTGGGGTCTCCCTATGTCTGATTGGATATTCAGACCGGGTGGCGGATTGCCCAATTTCACATTCCGGGGGGGCCATTCTGGGATGGGGTGGCCGGTAATGCGGGCTCCGGGTGGCGGCTCCTATTCCGGGAACGTACGCCGGGGCGGCCCCGGCGTCCAGTAATGCGGGTTATTTGTCGTCCCTACCCGGCGTCCGGCGGTGGCGGCCGGGGACTATCCGGCGGCGGGACCAGCGATAACCCACGTACACGCCCAGCCCAAAGGACCCCGTTCCGCTCCCGATGAGGGCCAGGGTTAGGTCTAACCACGGGTGCCCCGTCCCGTTCACCTAGAGCGGGACCGCTTCCCCATAGGGCCGGTGGTCTGAGCTGGAATCGTCTTTTAGAAGCTTGCATTTCGTGGCTTTGGCGGTGGCCATCGTGCCATCAATAAGCCGGGCCCCGTGGGTCCCTTTACCGGCCGGTGGCATATTCCCGGACCAGCCCAGATACATGGACGGGAAATAGTCTTTAACCCGGTCCCGCCACACGTCCATATGGAAGTCAACATTCCAGTCCGCGACAATTAGCCCCAGGTCCGGGTGGTCTTTCTTTCGTTTGTTATTCCAGTACGTGGACCAGCCGGAACACGCGCTTTTCCACGCTTTCGCTTGCGCGTTATCGTAGAAATTCTTTCCATTCTGAACATGGCTGGGCAAATGGCAGACGGAAAGAAATAGGGTGTGCCCCTTTTCCTCGTGTTCCAGGAAAGCGGTGGCACACCATGTTTCATGTTTGCGGCCCTTTCCGTCCGTCCAGACTTTCGACGTGAGTTTGTGGGGCTCTTTCCATATCGGCCGCCATTGATTCTTACGCCACATGAGCCCCACGTCTGATTGCCCGGGAACCCACGCCGCCCAATCTGGGGACGCGTTTTCCAGGACCGCCGCCCGGTCCGGGGAGCCCACCTCCGTAAACGTGAGCGTCGTGGCGTTAGGGTCCTCCGCTTCCACCCCCCGTTCCACTTGGTCCGCCAGGGACATGGGCGGTTCGGAATACAGAGAGCTGGAATGGGCGTGGCGGACCGTGGCCATTACGGCCGGGCCGGGAGCTGGTCCAGGTACGCCCGGAGCTGGTCCCGCTGGGGGGTGGGGCTGGGCGTGTTCACTTCCGTATGTTCACGGGCCACGAGAACCCCCGCCCCGGCGTATTGGGGCTGGGCGGTGGCGGCCACATGGGAGAGCCCGCACACTTCCCGCCACACGGTCCGGTTTCCGTCCGGCCCTTCGGTCCGGGAGCGGTACACGCGCGCCGATACGGACCAGCCGGTTAGCTCCCCGGCCCGGGCGGCTTCCGCGTGGGGGTGGGTCCGGTCTAGGCGGAACGTGGCCCGGAGCCCGGCCGCCTCTTCCTGTAGCCCCACGCACCGGCCCAGGAAGCGGTCTCCGTCGTCCCCGTGGTGGCCCAGCATGAGGTTTACCCACCGGCCCCCTTTGGCCACGTCCCGGCCGAAAGCTCCGGGCGTGAACCCTTCCCGGTAGAACGTGGCCCCGTCGTCTGAGACCCGGTGGGGTACGCCGTACGGGACGGCCAGCCCTTCCACGGTCCACCCGTCCCCGATGGGTTCCAGGGCGGGGGCGGCCCGCTGAATCAGTAGTTCACTCATTGGGGGTGGTCCCTTCCGGGGGACCGTCCAGGGCCCCCCCTTCCGCGATTGTTTCGGGGGTCTCTGGTACGTCCGGCGGCTCCGGGGGGGCTTCCGGAGGCGGTGGCTCTTCCGCCTCCGGAAGTGGGGGCCGCCCGATGGCCGCCCGGGCCTCATCCTTAGTGAGAATTCCAGCGCCGGTATACGTGGTTAGGACGTTGGCCGTCGTGCTTTGGTCCGCCCTCATACGGCCCGCGTAATCCCAAGCTAATGACGTTCCCCGGGGGAGAAGCCATTTACTGAACCCCTCCGATAATGGATGGGCATATCGGTCCACGGAATCGCGGACAAATTCGATATCCGCCATTTCCACATTCTGATATGTCATGGACGGCCCAGCTAATCCGAGTTTGTAGCTGGGAATTCCCAGCATCATGGCCACTAATGCGGCGTTCCATTGGCGTGATTCCACGAGCTGGGCGGTTTCCGCATTAGAGACCACGGGGGTTAGGACATATCCGGTGGGCATAACCACCGGCTCACGGGTATTGGTCATTTCCCGCCACTTGGATTTCAGGTCCAGGGCTTGCGCTTCCGTGAGCGCGGCCGGGGAAGTGAGGACCGCCGGGGGCAGAGCCCCGCCCGCGAAATAGTCCCCGCTATGGCGTTCCGCCGCCACGTTCCCGCCCAGCCCATCCGCGTATTGGGCCAGGACCCCACGGCCCAGAATCTCCCCGGAACGGTTACCGGCCGAACAGTGGAAAAGCTCAGCGGGCCCCAGCTCTTCCCCACCGATCACCCACCGCCACCACGAGGGCTCCGCCGGGTCCTGAAGTATCCAGACACAATCCGCCGGGACCGGGACCAGCCACCCGGGCCGGGAAGTCTTCAGGTCCACGTCCCCGTTCAGCGCAAAGTGGTTCCCGAACAGGACCAAATCTTCCACGGCCGCCCATCGGTAGTTCCACGGCGTGGTCTCCGGGTCCGGGTCCAGGACTACGGACGGTTGCTCCGGTAGCCGTACGTCCACGCCCACCGATGGGTCATACCGGGCGGCGTGCCATTCGGTCCCGGCTACGGCGTTGGCCAGGAGAGCCACCCCCCGGCCGAATGGCGGGAGCCCCATGGCTTCCGCTTCCGTGGCGGGCCACGTCTGGGGGTACTCGTCCCCTGTCAGGAATGCCCATTGGTTCCGGGCGGCCACCCGGGTCCGGCTATTCAGCCCGGCCAGCTTCCGGGTCCGGGCCGGGCGGGCCGTCCGCGTTCCGGGAGTAGGCATCCCCTAACCCCTCTCAGAGCCACGTAAAGGGGTCCCTGGGGCTCGAGCCCGGACCCGGTGGGGGTGGGTGCCACTTCGGGGGTTACTCATGCGTAAGGGCCCTTTCTAGTAAACGAAGAATTCCAACGGCTGGGAAGCCTTATCCGTGGCGGCGTGGACCGCCCACGCCATGGCCCGGAGCAAATCGGACCGAACCCCTTTGTGGGCGGGGGTGAGCCCGCCGGACGACGTGGGGACCAGCCGGACCGAACCCACCTGAGCGGTTAGCGCGTCGTCCCCGGAATGGCAGAGCCCGCCGGACCGAATCAGGGACCGGACCAGCGGAAGCCCGGCGTACGTCTGGGCGGTCCCACACTTTTCCGTGTCCGGCCCCAGGACCGCCGCCGCCTCCGGTTCCGGAAGGGAAGCCCCGATCAGGACCCGGGACCCGGCCCGGCGGCCCACCGTGAAGCTGGCCCACGCGTAAGCCTCATCCCGGGAAG